GTGCCTAAGTAATCAACAGAATATTCTGAAGCCATTCTAATATCGCTCTGAACTGCTACAGCTACACTGCTCTTATGAGCAAGATAACCAGCATGCGTGCCAGCTCCTGTTGCACTAGAAATCAATGAGGTTTGAAATACTGGTATTCCAAATAAACTTGGAAAATTACCAGATAAATCTCCACCAAATCCGACTCCAGTTGCACCAGCACCACCAACATTACCACCACCCACAACAAATGAGCGTGAGTTGAGTAAATCAGCATACATCAATGGGTTCACAAAAAAAGCACATTCTTCTTTTGGAATGTCATTTGCCATCAATGTACCTAATGCAGTTTCGACATCTGCGTTGGAAAGTGTGTTATCCGCAGATAACGCCTGAGTAGTACCTAACGAGTTCAACTCAGTAATAATATCACTATCCAAAGCTTTAGCAAGACCATAAGCCATAGAAGCAGCATATTTATCGAATAGCTGCTCATTACTTTGTATGAGCGCTATATCTTCAAATAATTTTGCGGCGAATTTGTGTTTATTGATTGAGATTTGAATCTCTGTTTCTGTGTTTACACTATAAGTAACACCTTCGTTAGCAACTTTATTTCCAACAGCCACTTCTTGTATCGATGGAAGGTGGATCACGTCCCCCTTACCTTGCACAAGACTTGAGTAGTCGTCAAAAAATGGTCGCATAACGAGTTCTTTATCAAAATAGCGCATGATTGCTTCACTCCACAGCTCTGGAATCATCTTATCTAAATGTGAACCAGCACCTTGTGTAGCGTCACCAGCAAAAGCTGTATAAGCCATTTTAGGCTCCTTTTATTTTTTGCGCTTGGCGTACATATTCACAATGGAAGTCCAGTTTTTTGCGCGATCATTTTTATTCATCTTCGTCCAATCTTTCAGATTTTCATTTGCTGGAACTGCCGGGTTAGATGCAACAGCCAAACGTTGTTCATTATTGGTTAGTTTATTCGCAAGAGCGCGCAACTTTGGCATCGGTAGATCACCAAACGTTTCGCGGTCTTCTTCGCTGAACGTAGAAAGGATCTGTTCACGCATTTGCGTTTCCTCAGATCTGGCTCGCTCGACAACAGGCTCCAACTCTTGAATCCGTGCTTGACGTTCTTCAGCGAGTTGCTGCCATTGCTGTTGTTCTTCCATTTGCTTTTCACGATCACTAGCAATCTGTTTTTGCAACTGAGCAAGTTCTGCTTCTACGCTCTGACTTCTCTTTCTGTACTTTTTCGCGTCTGCGATCAGCTGATTCACTTCAGAGCTTTGCTGTTCAACTGGTTCTTGGCTTTTAGGGGCCACCTCTTGAGCGACGGCTTTTTCTATAGGTGGTCGTTCAACACCTTCCGCTGGCTGCGGCGCTTCCTGTGTGGTTGCGTCTTCGGACATACTGTCCTCCTTTACATTCGTATGATCGTTGGTCGGTTTGTAAGTCTTTTTAAATTTTTCTTAATATTTTTTGCAAAATTGAACACAATTGCTTTCTCTACTTTTGGTCCTAGCTTTTGTCGCTTTGCTATCACTCTGGCTTTGTCTTTTCTAATCGTAACTCTGCTACGTTTTGTAGGCTTACCAAAACGTCCTTTTGAGTTGGCAATCATCTTCTTTGCCTGTACTGGATCGGTAATACCATAATCAATGGCTAATTCTTCCGTTACCGCTGTTTTAATTAACTTAAATGACCGAAACATCGCGTTGGTTAACGTGAGGTTGGGTGGGTTGGTTTGCGTGCTAAATTGACCCTTTGCTGCTTTGCGTGCTTTTTTTAATCTTTCATATCTAGGGGTATACGATTCAAACTCTTGACCTTCAGCGTCAATACCTTCTTTGGCCTGTGACAAATGCGTAAGCAACAGATCCGTGCCAAACTCTTGCAAGTCTGATTTGGTAAACTTCATTACCTCTTTAAGATTTAGTACGCTCATAATATTCTTTTATCGTTTCTGGCTTTTTATATTTTCCAGATCGCTTCTTTTGTTTGATTTCGTTGCGTGCCTGTGCGCGCTTCTCACTATATTCCACTCCAGATGACAATGGGACGATGAGATGTCGGCAGTTCGGTCCTCCTCGATCTGTAAAAGCACCAGAGAATCGACTTTCTAGTTCATCGCGAGTAAAGGGTTGCATTGCAAGTATTTCACGACATACAGGGCGTGTTTTATTATCCAATGGACCTTCATACACCCACCGTGTTTCGTTTGTGAACTCTTCGGTCATGGTGTAGATCACTTGCTGCTGATAATTTGTCATCGCTGTATCAATGACCGTATCAACTCTGGAGACATTCACAGATCTTGCTAATCGATCTTTTATATCATCGGCACTTAGACCCAGCTGCGTACCAGTGATAATCTCCTGACGTATCCGCTCTCCTAAGTGTTCTGTGTACTTGACGATGGATGATCGTTGTACATTTTGGAGAGCCACGAGTTGGTTTTCGGTGATATTCCCAAAAAACGGCAGATCATCCAGAAGCTGTTCCGTGAAATCCATTTGGGTGTTGATGGCGGCAGACATACCCAGATCTTCAATAAGGTAGGTCGCAACATTAAGCGTAGCGAGAGCAGCCAGTATTTCCTCTCCAGATAGACCACTCTCTTCCATTTCTTGTATGTCTTTAATAAATTCATCTTCTGCAACCTCCAAAGATTTTAGATAGCTAGATGAAGCGTCGTCTATGACGGCCATGTTAGCTCTGTAGTCTATTTAGTAGACGATTTTCTGATTGTTGCGGTTCTAGTTCGGCTTGCATTTCTTCAAATTCACGAAGATCTTCTGGGGTATAATCCGGATTATGATATATAAAATACATTTTTTTGCTTGCAAGACCATTTTTCAGACGCCAATCCCACAGTTGGATCTCTGATTCTGGGGTTACGGCGTAATTTGGCTCTAAAAAGTCTACTGAGTATTCAGGTCCGGGGTCGGCGTTGGCTTCTACTTGTAAAATTCTTCGATCGACTTCATATCTACGCGACTCCCAAGGCCGCCACGTATCTTCGGTCATTGCAATATTATTATTTGTGGATTCAAGCTCCAGAATTTGCAAACTAGCTGCCGAAGGCGCATTACCAGAGTCATTTCTAGCGTATTTTGCGCGAATATGATTATTATTTAGTGTGGCTTCTACAAAAAATCGTATGCTTTCGATAATCTCGGTAAGAGAACCACCGGGCGAGGTGACTTTTAGTTCAGAATCTTGTGGAAGATATAACAGTTTATCCACTCCAATCTCTACACGAGATGCATCGTCAATATTCGTAAGATACTTGATCCCCATCGCTCCATACCGTGTACAAAGTTGCAGCTCATGCATGGCCACTGAGGTAGCTAAATCGCATGTTACGACATCCATTGCGCCACTTCCCGCGTAAAAATCTCGTATAGGCGGGTAGCGATGGCAAAAGGTAATCGGCAATACACCATAAGGGTTGCGATCTTGCTCATTAACAGATATTTTTTCTCCATGTTGGTCCACCAGATAGTGCATTCCGGCTCCAGCTGGTGTATCTTTGGTCCACACCGCGTGAACTGGAGTGTCCAGCCGTGCATTGCCTTGGTATTCTATCGGGTACGTTACTCCAACTGGTTCATCACGGCTATCCCCCGCTACAAAAAGCGGAGTAAAATGACTTAGCACTTGATATTTAATTTTTCCAACGTTTTCATCCCAGTAACTACGAAATGCCATTGTACCAAGTAAAAACGTCAAACGCTCTAACAAACGTCGCTGTGCCTGTAAGTTTGCTAGATCTACTAATTCTTTGTAGCGATCATTGACACGTAATCGAGGTGAGCGCTTGTAGGTCATTGCAATTAAGGACGCTACGCGCTTGGTAATATTGCCTTGCATGATGGGGACTTGTCGGAGTGTTTCTCGACTAAAATAATCCCCAACATAGTGGTCGATGTTTATACCTTCGTAAAAATCAAGCATGAAGTCGCGCTCTTTTGTGCGCTCATCTTCAATGTAACCTAAATGCT